TTTGCGCAGCCCTGCAAAAAAATCTCCTTCTGCGCCATCAGGAGGTCGTGCTTCTTCTTCCCCATCGCACGGCGCAGGAGATCCGCCTGACCAAGACTGAACCCCGCGAGCACCTGCACAATCTGCATGACCTGCTCCTGATAGAGCACGACGCCAAACGTCTCCTTGAGGATCGGCTCGAGCAGGGGGTGCATGTAGACGACCTCTTTTTTCCCGTGCAGGCCGTCGATGAAGTCCGTCACCATCCCACTTCCGAGCGGTCCCGGACGATAGAGCGCAACCGTCGGGATCAGATCGACGAAGCCCTTCGGTTGCAGATCCTTGACAAGATTTGTCATGCCCGCAGACTCCATCTGAAATACAGCTCCCGTATCGCCATCACACAGCATTTGTGAGGTCTTTTCATCGACAAGCGGAATCGCGTCGACATCCAGTTCGATGCCGTGTGAGGCACGCACATGCTGCACCGTATCTGCAATGATCGTGAGGGTACGCAGCCCCAGAAAGTCCATCTTGAGAAGCCCCAGAGCCTCGACATCGTCCTTGTCGAACTCCGTGACGAGCGTGCCCTCGGAGACCCAGACGGGCACCTGACTCGAAAGCGGATTTTTCGCAATCACAACGCCCGCCGCATGGATGGAGGTATTGCGCGGCAGCCCTTCGATCTTGCGCGCGAGGTCGATCACCCTGTGAACGCTTTCGTCCTCGTCGTAGATGCGTCGAAAATCCGCCGACTCCTTGAGTGCGCGATCCAATGTGATATTCAGCTCCGCAGGTACGAGCTTTGTGATTGCCGAAACCTCACTGAACGAAATTTCGAGCACGCGCCCGACATCACGAATCGCGCCCTTTGCCCCCATTGTACCAAAGGTGGCGATCTGCGCGACATGATCCTCGCCGTAGCGCTCCTTGACATACGAAATCACCCGACCGCGATTAACATCGTCAAAGTCGATATCAATATCCGGCATGGACACGCGTTCGGGGTTGAGGAAACGCTCAAAGAGGAGCGCATATTGCAGGGGGTCGATATTCGTGATCCCGAGGAGGTAGGCGACAATGCTGCCAGCCGCCGAGCCGCGCCCGGGGCCGACGGCAACGCCGTGCTCCCGCGCGTAGTTGATGAAGTCCCATACGATGAGGAAGTAGCTCGCATATCCCATGTCGCGAATGACGCCAAGCTCATAGGAAAGGCGCTCACGGATTTCATCCGTGACATCCGTATAGCGCTCAGAGAGACGCTCCTCACAGAGGGCACGCAGATATGCGTCATCGCTCTCATAGGGCGCGGGCAAGGGATAGAACGGCAGCTGTAGCTCCCCGAAGGTGAAGTCCACCTGACAGCGCGCGGCAATCTTCACCGTGTTCTCAATCGCCCCCGGGTAGTCCGAAAAGAGCGCTGCCATCTCCTGCTCCGACTTCAGATAGTAGTCCGATCCCGAAAACCTCATGCGGTCAGGATCATTCAGCGTTCGCCCTGTCTGAACGCAGAGGAGGATGTCATGAAATTCGCTGTCTTCTGCATTGACATAGTGCACATCATTTGTTGCAGCGAGCCCGATGCCATATTTTTTAGAAAGATCGCGGAGCGCACGGTTGACCGTCTTTTCCTCGGGCAGACCGTGATCCTGTATCTCGAGAAAGAAGTTGTCCTGCCCGAAGATTGCCACGTATTCTCGCACGAGTTCATCTGCCTGCTGCATATTCTCCCGCAGAATCGCCTGCGGGATCTCCCCTGCCACACAGGCAGAGAGCGCAATAATTCCCTCGTGGTATTTCCACAGGAGCTCCTTGTCCACACGCGGCTTATAATAATATCCCTCGATATTTGCGAGGGATATGAGCTGCACCAGATTGCGGTAGCCAGTTTCGTTTTCGGCGAGAAGGATCAGATGATAGTAGCGTGTTCCGTCCACCTCTGCGCGCTCCTGCCGCGCATGCGGTGCGAGGTAGACCTCGCAGCCGATGATGGGATGGATGCCCTGCGCCTTTGCTTCCTTATAGAATCGAACGGCGCCGTACATAACGCCGTGATCGGTCATAGCGACCGCATCCATGCCGAGCTCCTTCGTGCGCCGAACAAGTTCCTTGACGCGGCTCGCACCGTCGAGCAGACTGTACTCTGTATGCACATGCAGATGTGCAAAGGCCATGCTTCTCCTCCCTTCCGTTCATTTATCTCGTCAAGTCTAAACTTTCGATGCGCAGAATTTCTCCCAGATTTCCTGATATAGGTTTTCCAAGTCTTCCATATAGCCTTGCACGTTCATCAGGGGCGAGCGCTTCATATTTGCGCGCAATCCCATATGGTACGCCTCGATCAGCTTCGGCGACTCTGCAAGTTGAACCGCGCGTCGTACATAGTTGATGTCATTCTCCGCAACGAGCTCGCGTACGCCCGCATTTGTCAAAATGGAGGCACCGAAGCGGGAGCCGTGCGTGCGGCCACGCAGCGAGATGACAGGAACCCCCATATAGAGCGCCTCGCACGTTGTCAGACCGCCGTTATAGGGAGCGGTGTCGAGCGCGATGTCAATGTCCCGATACTCCTCGAGGTAGTCCGGACTATACGGACGAAATTCCACGCGTGTAAGATCATAGTTCAGCAAGGAGAGGCGGTGCTTGGCAAAATTGAGCCCTGCGTCAATGCTTGCGATCTTCCCCTTGATAATGAGCTTCGAGCCCTTAACAGATTCGAGAATTCCACGCCATAGGAGCAGGATTTCATCCGTAACCTTGGCAAAATTATTGAAGCTGCCAAACGTCACATAGCCGTTCCTGCGCACGGGAGTCTCATACCCCGCCTCAGGCATTGCACGGATCTCCTCGGGCGCATAGCAGAGATGGGAGTGCGGCATGCGCAGAATATGCTCGGTAAAACCGACCTCTGCCGCGCGGTCACCCTTGGGAATGCAGATCTCATCGGAGAGGAAGTAGTCGATCACGTGCAGTCCCGTCGTATTCGTATAGCCGATCCCCGAAATCTGAACAGGAGCAGGACGGTACGCCATGATTGGCAGTGCGTTGTCTTGCGAATGTCCAGACAAATCCACCAATACATCAATCTTATCCTCTGCAATGAGTCGTGCCGCCGTCCGCGGCTGGCGTCCGCGCAGATCACGCCATGTGACACGACGTGTGCGGAAACGCTCCGTCACGGCATCGCTCCTGCCCGTTGCATAGCAGAACACCATGAACTGCTCGCCGTCAAAATGACGCAGCAGAGGCGTCAGGAAATACGAGACAGCATGTTCACGAAAATCGGGCGAAATATACCCAATGCGAAGTTTTCGCTGCGATGAACGTACGATATTGTCATGCGCATAGGGCTGAACATCTATGAGACTGTCATAGTATTCCGCCTTGATCCGCCCCTCTTTCGCTCCGAGATGGCGATAGTTGCGCATGAAGAGATACTTGCTGTAGAGCTCCGCTGCTTCATCCGCCTCATCCGCAAGACGACTGGACATTAGGAGTTCATGAGCCGCCCCCTTTGCCTCTCCCGCCAGGTAGAGCGCATCGGCAAGCCATCCGCGTGCACGCTTCAGCATCTGATGATAGATTGCGTAGGAGAGATCCTCCTCGCCAAGCACCTTCGCCTTGCAGCTCAGTTCCTCAATCAGATCTGCGAGCAGCGGTATCTCGTCGTCCAGACGAAACTCCAGCGCCGCAAGTCCGGCCTGCACCATGCGGGCACGCGGATGCCGCGGCTGGGCACGCAGCACCTTCTGGGCAAGCTCGTCTGCCTCGTCAATTCGACCACTGTAGAGCGCCACTTCGGCATTAACGGCCATCGCGTCGACATCGCCCTCCATCAGACGATTCACTTCCTGAGCACAAGCGCGCATACCTTTCAGATCACCGTCGGCAGAGAACTTCGTGGCCAGCTTCAGCCAGTTGAGCTTTTCCTCCGCCGCATGTTCAGCCTTTGGCGGCTGTTCCTGCATAGACATGAACCTCCTTTCTACACATATTTATTCAGACTTCGGGATGTAATTCTGCACCGTATTCATGCAGGAAAATCTTTTGATATCGCTTGTATTCTGGCGCGAGCGGCTTTTCGCGCGGGCAGTGGATGCACCAGAAATCCTCTTCCTGATTTGGCACGACCACCTTGAAATCATGCCGCTGCATCTCCATGCACATCGACGTGTCATAGAGATGCCAGCCCGTGAACAGATCTTCGCGCCAGCAAATGTCATACTGCGTGGCGAGGAAGAGGCCGTCCACAGCCTCCACATCAATGTATGCCCCGTCCGGCTCCATGCAGTGCGAGTCCACAACGCTCTCCGGCTCGCAGTGATGGAGAACGCGCCCATAGGTGCGTAGCCCGTCCCACCAGACGCCGGAGCGCGGCAGGCTGCGGCAGCCGATCATACCGATCAGCCCGACCGTCTCATCCGCAAAAATGGAAAGCAGATCGGCGATAAGATTCTTGTTGACGACAAGCACATCCTGATGCAGATATACCTTGTATTTCGCATCCGTCGCGCGCGCTCCCTCGTTATATCCTGCACACATGGATGCGGCATTCCGTACTGGTACGTAATCCACTGTCATTCCATCGGGAATATGGAGCGACTGTAAATACAATAGGCATTCACTATATACATTCTCGTCGTTGACACAGGTAATGAAAGCGACTCTATTCCGATCCAGACTCATCAACTTATCTCTTTCCATTCGACATATCTCTCCGCATTTTGCGATAGCACTCCCGCTCGATCGGGTCAACACTCTCCATCGCACTTACATCTACCATTTCATGAATAAAGTCATCATGCCCATTGCTACACTCTGATAAACGCTGATAGAACGTCTCTGTATGGACAACAGTCTCACGCACCAATGAAGATAGATATGCAGGAAAAACTCCAAGCCAATCCACGATCTCCCACAGGCTACTGACCGATGTGGAACACTCCACATCGTACTCAATCCGATGAATCAGCCGCACCATCTGCTCACGCTCCGCCAGCGTATACATGGATTTGAGCAGGGAGAGCTCGGGCATAGAGCGATCAGCACGCACGAGATAGAACTCTGTCTCCAGATCATTGCACTCATTTTCAAAACCGGCAGCTATGAGCCGCTCAATTAGACCATCCGGTGCCTCACGCTGCTGCTGACGCACGCGGACACTTTTATAGAACGAGGCATAAAGGAGATTTTCAAACTCAGGTCTGGCGTAGAGCCGGGAAACAATATTGTAATAATGCCCCTCCATCAGATTTCGGAGCACAGACCAATGACGTATGTTGCCGAAGCTCGTGAGAAGTGCTCCTGTCTCCTTGAGAAACATGGAAAAACCCGCAGCAATATCCTGCGGATTGTCGACTTGCTCAAAGGTGAGATCCGATATGATATAGTCAAAAAAATTGCGCGTATACGGGAGCGGAACCGCCCGATAGTCCAAAACCTGCCAATGAACGCCCTGCGGTGCATCCAGCTCCGCTTCATCGGGCTCAGCCGCAACAGCATAGAGCTCCGCCTGTGGAAACATCTTGTGCAGCTCATGCAGGTAGCTCAGGCTCTCGACCACGAGGATGCGCAGCGGCGCAGCATTCGGCTTTAGAAATGCGAGCAAATCAGGACGGATTTTTTCAGCCAAGTGTTGCCCCTCCATTTTGTAATAATATCTCTGCGAACAAAGACCTTTTTATTATATCACAAAATGTAAAGAACATATACGGCTATACGTCCCACTTTTATCCCAGAAGTGGAATGACAAAGATCTCCGGTGTCTCATAGGGATGCACGGCTCTGATCGCTGCAAGCGTCTCCTCTGCCCGATCTGCATCCACGCGCAGCTCGATCTTGAGTTCCGGTGCCTCGCATAGCTCGCCGACTTTTCCCTCATACGGCGACGCGCCTTCGAGCGGACGCCACGAGCCCGTCACGCGGGAGTATGCAAGACAGCTGTCATAGTTCCCTAGCTGTCCCGCTCCCACAGAGCGGAGTGCCTGCCGCAGTACGGTTAAATGCGTCTCAGGGATAAAGATTTCGAATTTTACAGATTTCATTTGCGTGGTCATGACGTATCCTCTATGTTCAAGTCCTATCAGTCAATATTTAGACCGACATCACTGCGCAGCTGGATCGCCTCTGCAATATGCGCCGCCGTAATCGTCGAACTCTGCCCCAGATCTGCAATCGTCCGCGCCACCTTGATGATGCGGTCATGCGAGCGCGCCGACAGATTGATCCGATGAAACGCTGCCTCGAGTATCGCTTCCGCATCCTTATCCAGTCGGCAATATTTCTTTATCATACTGTGATTCATCTGTGCATTGCAAAGAAGCCCATGTTTCTGCAATCGTTCGCACTCGATTGCACGCGCTGCAACAACGCGCTGACGAATCGCAGCAGAGGTTTCTGCCTTGCGTGTACTGTGCAGATCCGTATAGTCGACACGCGATACACGAATATGAAGATCGATGCGGTCAAGCAACGGTCCCGACAGCTTGCGCGTATAGCGTTTGATCTCCCCCACCGAGCATTCGCATGTGTGGCTCTTATCTCCGTAATAGCCGCAGGGACAATCGTGCAGATAACAACTTGGGTATAACAAGCACTTTCACGTATTTCCCAAAACGGCCATATCGTACATTTTACCCCTATTGAACGATAGGTCTAACCTGTAACATTATTCTTTTTTCCCTGTGCTTTCGGATTCTTAGTGCGTTCTGCGAAGGATGTTCCTCCTTGTACGCCCCTTTTGTATAAGGGAGATAACTGTGCACGGTGTTTCTCGAACACCCCCATTCATCGGCGATTGCACTAATTGTTTCCCCTCTATTTAAGGCAGCAACGGCCTCTTCGGTCTTTTTGTATTTCAATATCCCACGCGTAATTAGTGTTTTACGTACCGTTGTGTGGGATATATTCAACGCTATCGCAACACCTCGAATGGAAGGATTTTTTTCATAGGCAGAAACAATTTTCTCAAAATCCATTTTATCGCCTCCAGCAGATCGCAAAGAAAAAGCAGAGGACTTTAACAAGCCCCCTGCTTCCCCCTGATCTTGAAAAATTGATATCCAAGCACATATTTTAACCCGCTCACCCGCCGGGTGAGACATCTATAGTATAGACAATTATCTTAATATTGTCAACAAAAATAAGCCCCAGAGCCGAAGCCCCGGGGCGGTGATTACCACTCTATAATATTGTATGTGACGGTCGCGCCCTTATAGCGTGAGCCGTCAAAATGTGCCAGCACCTCAAAGCGCCCCTGCTCGTAACCAACACTCATGAGCGCCTTGCCGTCGATGACGGATGCGCCAGCCTTGATGCGGTGATCTTTCCGCAGGTTGATCTTGTAGACATCGACTTTTTGCTCCTCCGCCGGCAACTCCTTACCGTCCTTATCTTGCGTGATCGGAGTGACAACAGTGCGGTCAGACTTCTCCCTCGCCGCACGTGGCAGTGACGGATTGTCCTCCCTGATCTGCCGCTCTACTACCTGCGCGGCACGCTCGACTGTTGGCGCACTCACATAGTAGGTCGTTGTCGGCGCACGCTGTCCTGCCTGTACCTCCATGAGACGCTTTTGCAGGGCGTTCGCATTGGCACGGGAAATATCGAGCTGCGCCCGCAGTGCCTCCTTATCCTGCGTCTGCACCTGCGTCATGACGGCGGGCTTTTCTGTTGCCGTCTGTTCCGATGCGGAGTACCTACCGACAGTATAGGCGATGCCGACGATCAGGAGACACAAGATCACCAGCAGGGCCGTTTTGTGCTCTGTAACGAGACGTTTCATCCGTTCAAGCATTATATACCCTCCTATACACCTTTTGCCCCCGGGATATGTGCATGTGGAAGAATAGGAGTGTCTTCCGGCACATCATTGATAACGCGCCAGTCCTCAGCAAGCACGTCTCCGATTGAGGGAGCCCACATGGAATGACTGCCGTCCACCTGCTGAATTTGCAGATATGGATTACATACGAACAGGTCACCTTCCTTCATTCCCCACGCTTCGGCAGTCTGTTTGTTACACGGGATTCCTTCCGGATATCCCTTCTGATATACAACAAACATCCCGTGCCCGTTCCAGCCCTTACGCTGGATTTTCAGTCCTGCTTTTGCCGCTTCAAGTGCTTTTCCAAAGTTCATTTTGTTTTCCTCCAATCAATTATTGTGCCGCATAGAAATTCGCCTTGCCGACAATCTCATCCATCTGCGAAAACAGATTCCTGCCAGGACACGCTGTCGGCATCAGCTCCCTGTGCCCAACGATGTGGTCACGGTCAATCGTCAGCCCGTAGTCGGTGCAGAGATTCGCAAGGAGCATGGCAAGGCTTTCGATCTGCTGATCTGTCGGCTCGCCGATCTCAAAATTCCCGCACACATGGATGCCTATTGTGTGCGAGTTCTCCATGTAGGCGTGTGCTCCAACGGTCCAGTGTGGCCGCCCCGCCTCTACTGTGCCGTCCTTGCGAACGACGTAGTGATAGCCGATGCACGACCACCCCCGCCCCTTGTGAGAGGCGTCGATCTCTGCCGCCGAGAGATCGTCATCCGTAGGGTTTCCTGTGTGATGGAGAACGATCTGATCGGTCACGCGCCGCGTGGTGAGCTGGTTGTGGTCGATGTCCAGATAGGTCTCTACGATAGGGATGCGTTCCATGTTATTTTTCTCCTTTCCCATTAGGGCTTGTCGCTTGTGCTTTTTACAAGACCACCTTTTCTGCGCGCCAATTCCGCAAGACCGCCAGCCTCCTCCACGCCAGAACGCTGCATGTTCTCGAGGATGGAAACGAACTCTGTAATCGCCAAATACCCGATAACGAGGCTTGTTGCGAATGCGGGGGCGTGTGCGTGCGCAAGCATAAAATCCAGTACGACCGCCGACAATACGACACCGATGTAGCTGAGTATCTTGTGCACAAACCGTTTGCGCATTTCCTCGCTGCGGATATAGCCAAGACGGCGTGCGTTCCGAATCCCTGTGAACGACTGCCAGAACGTTGGCTGCTCCGTTCCGTGATCAATAAGGCACTTGCGTGAGAGCGAGAGCCACTTGGTCACCAGATCAAGGCAGACAAGGAATACAAACGCCGCAAAAATCTGTGCATGCTCTTCTGCTGCAACAGATACAATGCAGGACAGGGCGAGTTTCATCCCCCACCCCTCCTGCAATTTCTGAAATACGTGAATCATCGTATCCACTCCTTTACTTGCTCCTTTCCGCGCATCAAAAAGGCGCACACCACATGATGTGCGCCCCTGTGCTGCTTTCCCTAAGCTTTGGTGATCTCCACCGTGACACGGTCGCCGTAGGTGATGGCGTCCGCCTCGGCGGGGTCTTTCGTGTCCACGGAGAACATCGCCCCTGTCTCCTCATCCGAGAAGGTGAAGCTCGTGTTCTTCACGTTCTCTCCCATCGGATAGGTTACTTTTCCAGTGACCGTATAAATCTTTTTCATTGTGATCTTCCTTTCTTATTCATCATCCAATGTATCATAGAGCGTTTCTCTCTTTGCTTCCTCCTTCCTGCGCTGTGACGCTCTGTGCTTCCTTGATGTATTCGGACGCCCCTTGGTTGCACGCTCAAGTGCTGTGCGCTCCTGCTGAATCCGCGCCTCCTTGATCTGTCTCTCGGTAATCCCGAGGGCATTGATCGTGCGGCGGTTCGCGTCGGACGGGTCATCGAGGTAGTCCTGAATCGCCTCCTGCTTTGTGCGGTTCTGCTTCGACTTCTGCTCATACTCGTAGTTCATAATGAACGCATTGTTGCTCTCATCTACGCTGCGGAATCCGAGCGCGTGTGCGATCTTATCGTACGCCGTGTCATAACGCGTATTCACACGGTGACGTGTGGTGCGAGATTCGCCAGCCCACGCTTGCGCCATGTTGCCAAGTGCCGGAGAGAGCGCCTTGAGTGCTTCAATCGGATTGCCCTCATGTGCCTGACGGAGCATATTGATTGCCGATACTGCCATCGGGCCGCCGAGCTGTTGCCCAGCAATCCCGCTGATGCTGTCCGGTTTCTCCCCGTAGAACTCACCGGCAAACGAATTGCTCATGCCGATGCGTCCCGAGATATCCAGCCCGAAGGTCGGAGCAAGGACACCGTAAAGAGCCGTTTCCGCGATTGCCTTTTTCAAAGGATCCTTACCCGCCCAGCGCAGCACTTCCGCCTTAACCTCCTGCGCAATGTCCTCGTCATCCCCTGTGGCAAGTCCAAAGAGGAACGAGAAGAGCTGATTGAACAGGGAGCCGAACGGGATACTTGCGCCGATGCCACAGAAAAGGACATAGGGCACAAACATCCGCACCTTCTGCCCGCGCGTGCCGTTCTTGAGGATGTTATACATGAACTCGAACTGCATGATCGGATATTTCTGGAACTGGAAGAGCTGCTGCGTGACGACAGAACCGGCGCGCAGCATATTCGGCGCGTTCGCCGAGGAGTAGTCAAAGTTCGCGTCGTCGTTGATCTCCTGTGCATAATCAAGAGCCTCTGCTGAGAGTTCATCGCCCGGTGCGGTCTTCATCCCCTTCTGCTCAACACCCTGATAATATGCGCCAAGCACTGCCGCCTTGCGCATAAGGGTATCAGCTTTCTGGAACGGGATGAGCGTCCATTCGCCGCCTTTCTTGACAGCACTGTAAATACCGCGCACCTTGCCGCCGCGCCGCTGCGTATAGCCGCCGTTGTCATCAGCCATGTTGATATCGTCCAGTAGCCCCGAAGCCTCAATGATCTTCTCATCCAGAGCAGACGGGTTCAGTGCCTTTTTCAGTCCCTTCATAGCGTAGCCATAGTCATTCAATGCAGCTCCTATATTGATGAACTGCGAGAAGTTGACCGCCGCAGAGGCAAAGTTGCCGAGACCAAGTTTCGTTATTGCGTTCCAGGTCGAGAGTTCCCCGTTGATGGCAAGAGCAACGCGGTCGCCATAGCTGTCCGCAACATGTTTACCAAGCCATGTCTTCTTGATGAGGTCGTTGAGCCATACTTCTACGCCGCGTGGATTGCCGTTGACATCATTGATGAAGTCTTTGCAGTATTTTGCTGTGAGGTTTTTCGGTTCGGCATCAAACGCCCCGAAGAAGCGCTCATACATACTGATCGCCCACGGCTTGAATTCCTCCATAGCGACATAGCGAGCGGTACTGTTGAGATAGTGCGCGAGTACCCACATGACATCCTCATCAAAGCCTTCAGCCCCCTTGCGTTTCATGGCGTTCCCCAAAAAACGATGACGCGACTTGAGGCTCACACCAACATCCTCCTGTAAGAATGCGCGTGCATCCGTAAGAGTCATCTCGGTGTTTTCTGCCAGCTTCTTTGTCATCTGTGCGAAGTCCATGTCGCCAATAACAACGGAGTTCTCCGCACCGAGGTCAAAACCTTTCGGGCGCAGGACATATTGCTTGTCCTTATTCTTTGCTGCAATCTCGTTGCCGATCTTCACGGCTTCGTTCATCGTGCGTCCGCTGCCGATGGTCGTATAGCGAGTCTGTCCCGTATTTGGGTCTTGGTACTTCTCATATACCATCCACTCGTGGAAGAAATGCGGCATATAGCCCGTGAGTCTGTGAATCGGCTTGATGCGCTCTACATAGTCTACTTCATACATCCCCTCGCCGTATTGTGTTGGGCTAAGCGGTGTGGCACGCGTGACGATAATATCATCATCCTTCTGAAGCAGTTCCAATGCCTCAGTGGTTATCATCTTGTCTTTTGTTTCGTAAGTCTTTCCTCCTCTCCATGTCAAAAGGACTTGTCCGTCCCTATGTTTCTCAACACTGATGACGTCCTCATCCTTAATCCAGTGGTTCTTTTTGAACGTCTCAACGGACTCTGCTGCCATTGTCTGTGAGCGTGTCTGCACCTGCATGCGCGCATCATTGAGCATCTTGTATGCCCGTTCAAGCACTTCACGGACAAGCTTATACGCCTTGATGGCATTCTCACTCGCACCCATTGACCGTAGCTCCGCATCGGTATAAACTTTCCCATTCGCGTCGCCCAGCCAGAGAATTATGGATACCGTCTTCAAGTCCTCCGGGTTCTTCACAAGGTCTGCAAAAGTCTTGAGCACTTTGCCGAACTCGTTGCGTAAGTGCTCCTGCTTCTTCATCGCAGCGTGCGCTCTCTTATAGAGTGCCTGAACAAACGGATTGCGCTTTGCCACCTGCCGCACACTCTTTACCCCATCAGCATAGCCAACATCGTGCGTATCGGGATAGTATGTCACCCTGATCTTGCCATCCGTCTGCCTCTCCTGTGAGATAATGTTCTTCTCCTGAATCCACCGTTCCTTGATGCGTCGCTCAAGTTCCTGCGGCGAGAGAATCGCCTCACGTGTCGGACGACCAGGCAGCTCGAGATTGTTCGCAGGGGCAACACCGACAAGACTGCGGATCCTGTCTTTGAGCAGTTTGAAGTTGCCCTTGGGACTTTCTCCGCTCGTGTTCGCTGAGAATTTGGGCGTAGAAAAAGCACCCTGTGATTCAAGGTGCTTTGTATTCAGGCTGTTTTTGTGTCCTGTGTGTGCGCTTCCGCCGTGTCTTGCGTTGGCTCGTTCGAGGTCTCGCCAAGAATGTACTCCAGCAAGGAACTCTCGATTTCCTCTCTGCTGAAAGGCGGCTTCTTTGTAGATAAATCCACCATAATCAAGCATCTCCTTCATGGTTGCCTTGTACTGCTCAAACAGTTCGTTGACCTCATCGTCGGTGAAGTCTTCGCGTTTCGTGATACGCTCGACGATATTACGCTTATTGACGCGCGGCGAGTTGAAGATATTCCACTGTGTCTTGAACACGCGAAGTGCTTCTTCACGGGAGGTTGAGTTCTCATCCTCAAGTTCCTTTTGAATCTCTGCAAAAGAAACTCCCTGTTTGAGCATCTCATGTACCCGCGTTTTCATACGGGCAAGGACATTGGAGCAAATCGCCTCTTTACGCGCTTCACCGAGATTTCTTCCACCTTCATTATCCCCCACCTTTCCAGTGTTGTCAAGCGAAAACTTCACCGCCGGCAGAGGTTTCCCGTCGCGCAGGGTAATACGCGCTCCCTCATTCTGCACACGGAAAATCAGCTTCCCATCCGCATCTCTGAGCGAGCCAACAAGATTACCAAACGCTTTTACCATCGCTAGGCGCTGATCGCTGGTAAGTCCTGCATGCGGCGCACGGAAGTAGTCATGGAAGCGACGCATAACATCGTGAATCCATGCAACAAGACGCTGAACAACATTCTTGTCACGCTTCCCGACATCCCGCAACAGTGGGACACGGCGCTTTACATCGGGCAGTGCATCTGCAAGCATCTCTTCGATCACGTCTGAAACGCTCATTCGTGGTGCGCCGATCTCTCTGCGGTACGCGTCCAGTTGCTTCTTCGTGAACCCCTCCGCGCCGCTGACTGCACGCACGAGGTCATTGTAGATATCGGGATTGTTCGCCTTCATCCAGTGCATCGCCTCGTGCCAGAACGTCCACTGCGGCGTGATTTCGCTGTCCACATTCAGGAACGTCACACCATTGCTATGGAATCCATGTAGACTTGGATTGCCCTTGAAGAACACAACGGACACGCCCATCTCCCGCCCCCAGTCGGCAATAACGCGCTTGCGCGGGCTGACGCGGGTCGGAGGAATAAGTCGAATACCGTCCAGCATTTCCTTGAGCGATTCCTGTCTGCGGGCGGATGTCTTCCGCTCTCTCGCGCCGAGAAGTGCCTTTGCGACCTTTAGGAACTCCTGCTTGCGTTCCTCATCGGCAAAGGTGACTTTGCCGTTCTCATCTCTAGCGCCATATTCGAGTGCGGCTTTTTTGAGCGCGGGTGCGAGCTGCAAAATGTTTTCAAGCGTCGGTTCTTGCTTGCCTTTTGCCTCTCTACGTGGTATATTAGAGGTAGAAGAAACCTTCGCTGAGTCGCTACGGGCGTTTAAGTTCGGGGATATTGCATCGGACATCGGCGAAGGTTTTTTGTATTTGTAAACCGTCTTGATTTCCGCTTTGTTCTTTCCCCGTTCAACCAATAAGGCAAACATTCTGCCGTCTGCGTTTTTCACAACAAGGATGTTTTGATTGCCACGTCGGTCATCACGTTCTTTTGTCGCCGAATCAAATTCATTGACAACGTGGTAAACCTCGGCAAAATCCTCGGGAGTAAGGTTGACTTGCCCACGTTTTTCTTCGCCGTCAGAATGCGCATTCTTCATATGCCTCATATCATCAGCGGTAATAAACACCTCATCAATGTCATGCCCGAAAAACTCTCGTACCTTGTCCCGCAGTTTCTGTGAGGGCTTGAAAGATACTTTGCCCTGTGCCTTTTTGTCACTCCATGCAGCCCTCGCAAGATTCACGAGGGCTGTTTTGATTTCTGTCACCTCCTGTGCATTATCCCCAAACAGCCCTTCCTGTCCTCCATTCTCGGCGTATCCTCTCGCCCCCTCAAGCACATCCATGAGAGACGGCATCTCCGCGTCGAAAAGCTCATTCCCGCTCGGTACTTCCATCTCGTCAAGCGTTTTCGCCGTGCGGGAAAAGTACGTTGCAATCCGCTTGCCGCTGCGCTTGTTCTCGTCCAGGAAGGAGAGAATCGCACGCATTTCTGCGCTGTCCTCGTGCTCCGTGAACAATGCCTGTGCGCCGAGATAGTCCTTGACGCTCTCACCGCTCCTGCGCAGTGTGTCCATCTGCTTGACCGCATCTGCGATTACGTCCTGCAACTCCTTAACGTACAGTGCGCCCTTCTTGACCGAAAGACGCGCCACCATGGGGGCTGCACTCATCAGTCCGTTACTGACGTTGCGAATGTCGTCATCCGTACTCTCTGCCATCTTGGCGATAAGTTCATCAGCCCCATAGGCAAGGGCAAAGAGCGCACGCTTCACGCGCTGGATACCGTCGGCGTTGACATGACCGTCCTTGTCGAGGTACGCATTCATCTCGTCTTTCCCGACAAGTTTATGCAGAATACCCGCGACAAAGCTACGGTTCGCGGCGGTCGTGAGATCCCCCTTGTCATTTGGGACGTAGGTATCCAGCATGGCATAGGTAATCTTCCCCGCGTCCTGCTGTGCGGCTTCGCTTGCACCCATACGCGCCCCGCCTGTGGTCGAGCCGATGATGTCCTGCATCAGTCCGTCCGAAATATCCCCCTGTACCTCGCGAACGAGAACGGGATTCTTGACGCTTTCAACCTCCTCTTTGGAAAACCCGAATGTTGCCGCATTCTCTACGAGATAGTCGCGGTACGCCGTAGCACGCTCTTTGTTGCGCGCCTGCGCCCGCTGTATCGCAATAATGCGTCCGTTGCCGTTGAGGACAATGCCGTCATTGCGGATGAGCGGAGCACCCTGATTGAGATTGCGTCCGTCCGCAAGGTCTTCGGGACGCAGTGTGTTCGCCATGCGCGTCACCTGCTCACGCATTATGAGACGCTCGCGGTCACGCGGCTGCAGAGCCACAGGATAGCCGGGATTGATCTCAAGCGCACCTGCATCATGCGAGGCGATGAGGTCATCGGCGGACACAACGCGGTACTGCACAGAGATCTTCTTCCCACTGTCGGTGTAAACTGCCGTCTTTTTCCCTTGCGGATATGCAGAGAGATCGGATGAGTCCTCGATCGAGATCATGCGAGCCATGACCGCCTCAACCTCTGCCGTTGCTCTGCCCCCCGTCCCTGTGAACGCCTGATATACACGCTGAAGGAACGCACGGAACTTCGCGAATACGGCACGGAGTCCCTTGGTTGGGGATTCGCCGTGCTTGAGGTACATCTCGAATCCACGGGCGAAGCGTTCGTGCTCCCACTGACGCTTGAGCTTTTCTGCTTTCTTCTCGGCACCCTTCTTGAGGGCGGCGCGAATCCTCGCGTCAAGGTATGCAAACTCGGCGGCAAAGGGCATGTCTTTATACTCCTCCGCCTGTCCCTCGCTCCATGCCGCCCATTTGCGCACGGTCTGAAGCTCCTCTGCGCTCGTCGGGGACATGTCTGCAAGGCGTTCGAGGTCAAGGAGGAAGAGGTGCCCCATCTCGTGAAGGAATGTGGATTCATCCGCCTCCGTGAGGAGGGAGATGATCCGCTGCCCGTCCTTCATGTCCTGTGTCGTACCCTTGACGATTGCGTTCATTTGCTGGTTGAACTTCTCGATGATGGAGATCGCCTTGTCGTCGAAGATGACATAGCAGCGACCGTCACGTTGTCCGTCGTATGTGATGCCCTTGATGCCGACCTCGTTCAGTGCGAGAGAGGCCTCCTTATCCAAACGATGCGGGGCAAACATCTTCCGCACCTCATGATAAATTTCCCTTCCCGAGCGGAACGAACGCAAAAGAGCCCGCTCAAACGAATCCCCCTGCAGCAGGCGCTCCAGCTCTCTGTTCACCCGCCCTCGCAGCTCTTCAACCTCCTCTTGCTGCCATGCACTCGGATTCTCCGTATGGGCAAGAGTTTCCTCCATATCCAGCAGATCGCAATAGTCACCATGCACCTCGTCAAAACGGACATCCTGCTTTGCCAGAGCAAGCAAAAGAGTCTCCCGTTCCACCTTATGGAACATCTCCTCCAGCTTCTCCTGCACGAACTTCGACTGCTCGTCAAACGGCTTCTGCTCGTCAATGAGAACGTCGTCGTCGGGGATTTCGACCTCGAAGAGCTTGCCTACGGGTGCTTGCACCTCTATCCGAATCTTATCTGCATCAATGGCATCCAAGTCGCGGATCGCCTGTTCTTCTTCCTTTACACGCGCCACATAGAGTTTTCTTTTCTCTTTCAGCGCACGCACCGCATCCTCCGCTGTGCGCCGTTTTCCAGAAGTAGACGCTTCCGCCGAATCAATCGTAGCACCTGCATTGCTATACTTTGGTACAGAATCTCGCAAAGTGCGCAGAGACACTTTCGAATTTCCCTCATAGAGGGCAATCGCACGGTCAAATTCTTCAAGATGCTTCTGCCACAAACGAAGGTCTTTTTCATGCCCGTTACGGTATGCAGAAACGGTGTCTGCAACTCCATCCCCGTGCATCGAATGCACAGTGCCCGAAAGCTCATGCATTGCGCGTTGAATCGACGGGGATTGCTCTTCGACGGGTTTCCCGTCATAGGTCATCGTATAGAGTGTCTTGTGCCCGTGCTGTGTCAGCCGTTCTTTATACCGCTCCGACACCTTCCGATTCTGTGCAAAATATAACCCCCAGCCATGCGCCTGTGCCCCCTCTCCTACACCAATCATGGAGAGTAGGAACTCACGGAAGTCATACGGTGAGCCGTGCCACGCGGACTGTGCATACACATTCCCATCTGCGTCCTTGACACCAGTGAGCATGTCGCGTATACTGATCGTAGATAAGCCGTTCGCCGACCCCATCACAGGTGAAATTCCTGCCGGGGTGCGAGCGGCTTTTTCTGTATTGACACTTACGCGTGTATCGCGTATACTGATCGTATCAGAAGCTCTCGTTGACCCGCCAAAAGGTGAAATTCCTTGTGGGGGACGGGAGCTTCTTTTTTCTACGATTACATCATAGAGATGGACGTTTGTTGGCGAAAACGTAATAACATCGCCGCGCTCCTCTCCAACAATACGAATCGTAGCGATTTTCCCATTCAGAGAGACTGGAACATAGAAACGATGATATGCAATAGCAGCTGGTTTTTTAGAGGTCTTACGATTAGGAACACTTTCCACGAGGACAGCGTGTTTTAGCAAATCATCAAGAGAACGAATGCTTGCTTGACGAACTTTGCTTTCATCATCACTCAACCCTTTGCGGCTGGAAAAAGTGATGTGGCGAACGTGTTTATCAATTCCAAACACCGCTTTCCCGTCTGCCGATGTGATAGTATTCCCATGCTGTGCTAGTCCGCGCAGGAAGTTCAGCACGTCCTTGTTCGACATTTTTTTCTGCGGCAGAGCAGCAGTAATATCAACAACGGGCACCTGCTCGTCGAGGTTCACACCTGCATTTAGTGCCTGTGCAAAGCCGTCTGCATTCCCGCCGTATTGCAGGTCAAACCATGCGCGGTAGTAGTCCATCGCCGTGAAGGGCGTACCGAGCGTCGCACGGACTTTACGGGCGATGATATCCGCATGACGAGCGAGAAGAACAGCACCCGCAGAAGCCGCACGCGCAACCTTCTCGTTCTTCATCCCTGAGAGCTTGTCGCGCACGAGACGATAGACATTCTTCGCATCCGCGCTCAGTCCTTTCACCGCCTCGCGCTCGTCCTCATTCAGCGGTTTTTCCTTGCTTTCCTCCGCCTCAGATGGTATAGTTGAGGTAGAAGATCTCCCATCAGCGTAGTCTGCACTGACCTTACTACCCTTTAGGGATGGGTTTTCAGAGCCCGTGGACGAAACGATGTCAGTACGTTTCACTTGTTCCACGGGCTTTTCTAATGCTTCAAGCTCAACCGAATAGATTCGATGCCCATGCAAAACACTCTCCTTGACGGTGATTTTGGCATGGGCTTTTTCGTTGTCGACCACCGTATCTACCGAGAATCGCTTGATGGAGGCGATATTTGAGTCGCCTTTCTTGTCCGCAGCTGTCAGAGTCGCATTTTCATACAACTCCTTAATATTTTCAGCCGCCGCTAAGTGCTGTGCCTGCGTATATCCATTCTTCTGAGACTTTGCCACAGCCGCGTTGGAGAGCATTTTGTTGATTCCCTTAGCATTCAGAATCGCAGGAATGCCTGTTTCCTTATTGATAATTTCCTGCCCCTGAATCTCACGCAGTTTCTTTTTCGCCGCATTCTTCGGAGACAGCTGCTCGCCCTGATTTTGGACAGACTCCCCCCTGACTGCTTTAGAGCCGTTTTGAGCGCTCTCACCACGCTGTGCAAGGATTCTATCCTGTGGGGCGTTTTGTATGCTCTGTGCATCCGCCTGCGCGGTCTGAGGTGCATTCACACTTCCGTTTTCCACCGCACTCTGCTCCTCGGCAGCGCGTTTCTCCTCCCATGCGGTGATTTTCTCATCCGCCTTGCGGATTGCGTTGCCGCGCCCCATAGAGAGATCATCCCTGAGCTGCGGAGCGATGTTGAAATTGTTTGCCAACATGAAGCGTCCGAGCGCACGACCAAGCTTGCGGCGCTCCTCGAGATTATCAGGCAGCTTCGTCGGGACATTCGGACGCACGCCGACTACGGGAACAGGTGCTTGCACAGGCATTGCAGCTTGCGGAGTGTTCTGCTGTGGCGCATACGGCGTAACATTCGCCGCCTGTCCGTCCCTGTGTGCAAGGAGCATTCCATAGAGCTGTGCCACATCGTTTGCACCCGCCTGTTGTGCGATCTGTGCAGCAGTATTCAAGTCTCCACTCTGCCGCGCCTGTACGTATGCAGGAATGGAGAGAAGAGGCACCTCTCTTTGCTGGATTGCCTGCTGAACATCATCAATATTCGCCTGTGTTTCCATCGGTTGAGGCATTGGCTGCGCGTCCGCTGCCGCCTGTTCAACCCCTGTCGCAAGAGCCTCCGATGGCGTAGGCACTGCGCTATTCACTGCGTTCTGGGGAACAGGTGCATCAAACATATTCTGCACAGGGATATTCTGCGGAGCAATCTGTCCATCCGTCCCCTGCACCATCTGCGGATTCTGCATGACGTTTTCGGGTTGGATTGGCGCACTCATCTGTGCTGCATTTGCTCCTTGCATATCGCCAGCCTGCTGGATGGTTGGAGATACCTGCCCGTCCATCATCGGCTGTGCGATCTGTTCCGGAACGATCTGCTGAACGCTCACATCTCCTTGTGTCGGTACTGCCTGTGCGTTCTGCGCCTGTTGCACCGCCTGCAGTGCCTGTTTTGTCGCCTCGATCTGCTGTTGGTTCTCGATTGCCGCCCGCGTCCGCTGCACCTTCTGTGTCTTTTCAAGCCACTGCAAGTGCTGAACAATGCGCTTCGGGTCTTTCTCGAAGATTCCTTTTGCGTCCTTGCGGTCAATGAGCCGCTGCCATTCGTTCACACTCTCCGCTTCCGCTGCAGGGTCTGTACCGCTTCCGATGGGCGTGTCACGTGCCATCTCCGCCGCCTGCAAGATTGCAACGTGCTGTTCAGGGGTCATCGTATCTGTGTCGATGAGCTTTTGAATTGCCTCCTGCGTTTCCTTGATGTTCGTTTCGTCTGCGATGAGTCCTGTGAAGTCCGGCATCACGGGAGCAGCAGAATGAGCACCACCAAACTGTGCACCCGTCTTGATGATTTTCGTTGGTGTCCAGTTCCCCATCGCATTATAGTCTGAGCCCTGAACGACCTTGTTCTGCTCCGTCGAGTTGCCAATGTAGCCGCCCTTGCCGTCATAGAGAACAACATGACGCTGCGGGTCACTTGCATCCCCGTAGACAATTACATCGCCTTCCTCGAGCTGATTCGGGTCGAACGGAATAACATTGTTGCCCGCATCCTCAACAAGGCGGTCTACGTTCACAACACCACTCGAAAGCTCCTGTGCAAGGAAGGGACAAGACTTCGCGCCGATCTTCGTCACAGCTTCAACGCAGCCGTTCTCACCGTTATTCATCGTCACGCCAAGGAAAGGAGCTGCATCCTCTGCAAGTGAGCGGATGCGCTGTGGGATATCGACATCATAGCCGTCCAGTCCGCCCAAGACCTTACGCACATAGTCCTGCGTCTCCTCAAACGGCGGGATTCCACCGTGCTGCTTGACTGCATTCGGTCCCGCGTTATACGCCGCGACTGCCTTTTCCACATTGCCGTCAAAGGTATCCAGCATTTCACGGAGATACTTCGCGCCGCCCTCAATGTTGCCGGCAAGGTCATTCGGGTCAACGCCAAGCCCTGCTGCCGTATCGGGCATAAGCTGCATCATACCGATTGCCCCCGCCTCAGACTTTGCGCCCTGATTGTAGCCCGATTCCGTCTGTGCGACGGAATGAAGGAGATTCACGGGAACGCCGTACTTCTCCGCCGCTTGTGCGATGAGCGCGTCGGTGTTCTCATCGCCCGAAGTTTTCACAGGTGCCGACGATTGCAGTTCGGACTGTCCCGATTCCACCTTTCCCCTGAGCCAGTTCTTTGTTACGTTGCGAGCACCACCTGCCGCAACCATCGGAAGTGTTCCAATAAAGGCAGCATCAAACGCCTTGCGCTCCTCATCCGTTGGGTTCATGAATGTGCCAACGGGCTTGCCAAGTGCCTGTTCCACTGCCTGTGTCTGAACAAATTCCTGTCCTGCTTCGTTGAGTGCTTCAAGCCCGCCAAGCGCAGCATTCGCGGCAATATTACGGCGAACGCTGCCGCCCTCTGCTAACTTACGCACGCCTTTCCCGCCAAGGAAGCCGCCGAACAAGCCCTGCGATACAACGTCATATGGAAGCTCGTATGACATTGCACTGCCTATATGATTGGAAATCTGTGAGTCTGTATACCCCTGCCGGCGCATTTCTTCTGCCACTTCGCCCGCATTTGCCGCTGCATCAACAACGCCCGTCGGTGCCCAGCGTGAAAAGTCACGAAGGAACTCTGCTCCTGCGCCGCCTGGTTTGAACAGTTCGGCAGCTTTCTTGACTCCAAAGCGAGACAGTCCACCGCCGATCAAGCCCGCAGCGGTTCCTGCACCGACCTCCGGCATGACCGCACTCATCAGCATAAACGGAATCATGCTGCCCGTCATGTTGGACACTTCTGCGGTAAATCCGCGCGGGTCAAGCAAGTAAGAGGGGCTGGTGAGACGGTCGAAGATCCCCATGTCGCTGTATTCGTTCCGTACGCCTGAGCGCCGTGCATTCTCTGCCGCACTCTGGTTGAGGTCAATCGCACGGTCAACAAGGAATTTACCAAACACCCCGGCAGGATGACTAGCGCGCCCCTCTGCATACTGCGCCTTGAGCATAGTCCCAGCCGTATCCATCGCGCCGCCGACCATGGACTCCATACCGCCCCAGAGATTATCCCACGCGCTGCCAAGCAGTCCGCGCGGTTCTTCGCCGATATGTCGCCCTGCGTCAAGTTGTTCTGGCGTGCGTCTCACATAGTTGTATGTTCGATTTCGTTCAAAGCCTTCGCGGCTGACTTGTGCCATGTTTGTTCTCCTTCTTTACCTAGCGGTACATCCACGCACCTGAATCCTCATATCCAACAGGACGATAGCCTCCCCGTGCTGCGGACAACGTGTTCTGTACATGAGCCTTTTCTCCATCGTCCCGCCCAGAGAGCCACTGGTAAATATCATTCAACGTCGTGTAATCTGGGTTGTCGGTATCACCGAGGAAGTCATCACTGAAATTACTCCAAATCCTTCGAGCTTCTTCCTTCTCCCCAAAACGAGCAGCATACATCAACTGGACAAGGTTGCTTCTGTCACGGAAATACGTTGCGTCATCCGAACTGATCGTGCCGTCAGCAATCCCCTTCTCAACGCTTTCGTTGAACGCGTCCGCAACTGCACCCATATCTTCACGCGAGACTTCTCCTTCTTTGTTCCAAAGCTCATACGCATCGTTGAACTGATTGCCGTACATGGAATCTATTTTCTCTGCGGCTTCACTGCCTTTCCCTCTCCCCGACATAGCGGCACGGGCAAGACTATACTGTCCGTTGATGTTCGCCACATCACGCGCAGTCTGTGCATGCGTGTCAATACCGTAGTAGTCCTTATTCAGCCTGCCATAACCAAGCTGCAGCTGCGCAATTTCATTCGGCGAAAGTGTCATAGGAAGCGACTGCGCACCGCCGCGTGCACGCCCCTTTGCATCATGGGTCATGGCGACTTTTGTGCCGCCGAGATCGATGGTATCAAACTGCATATTCGGATTTGTCGCTTCGATGAGCCCTTTGATATCCGAGAACTTCGTGTTCGGATCTGCCGCAGCAGCCGCAATGAGATACGCCATCTGTAGAGAGGAAGACGCTGCCGCAGCCTGTGCAAGCGCGTTCTTTTTCATCGCCTCCTGCGCCTGTTGTTTCTGCTCTGCCATCACGAGCTTTGCAATATCCGAGGGAACGCCGTTATCCTTGAGATACTTGCGAATCTCACGGTCATCCATCTTTGACGCACGCTGACGCGCATACTCCTTTGCGATATCCTCGACTTCCTCCGCATATGTCCGCTCCTTCGGAATCACGCCGCGATCCTGAAGGTATTTGAAGACATCAGCCCCCGAGATAGCCCGACCAAGGGAATTGTTTTGGTCGGGCAGGGTAGGGTTTGCAGTGCCAGTCATGCCAAAGCCGGCATTGGGGTCAAAATTGAGGAGATTCGTCCCCTGTGGTGCATAGCCGCCAAGTTGCGCAGTGGGCGGCGACATCGGTGCTGTGCCTGTCACCGGCTGCGGATTTACGGGCTGTGGGGCTACCTGTGAATTGGATATCGGTGCAATTGGTTGTACACCCTGTCCGATCTGTCCGCTGAGGATATCCCGCGCCGTCTGTCCCGCCCATGCGTTCCGCTTTTCCATCTGCTCCTGCAGCTGTGGATACTCTTTATACATCATGGGTGCAATCCCACGATTCACAGCGTCCTTGAGATCGTCAAGTCCCATGCCCGCCCCGACCTTTGAAAGATCAACCCCCGTACTCTTACCGAGTCCGCGCAAGAACTCTGCATTCCCGTGTGCTTTCGCTTGTATCTCGCGGAACTTCTGCACATCGGGTGAATCCTCCGAATATCCGTTATTGAGAAGGTACTGTGCGTCGTTGTCCGCCTGCATCCAGTCGCGTTTTGCCTGAAGAAGCAGAGTCTGTGGTTTCTGTCCTGTAAGGCCGTTGCCATAGTGTGCATCAGCCATCGCCTGTGCTCGCTTGCGGTCGTCTGCGTTCGGGTCGCCGATTCCTGCAAGTATGTCACGCGCCTTATCTTCGCCGCGCTTCCGATAGTTCTGAGCGTAATTCGTCATAAGGCCATTTCCGAACATATAACCGAGTTGTTCCCAGTCCATAAAATATCAACTCCTTAAAATGGGTATCAAAAAACCCGCCCAGATTGAGCGGGTTCATCATAAAATTGTTTACTGTTTGCGGCGTTTGCGGCGAGCACGTTCCATGCGCTTGCCCATGATAACGCCATAACGACACGCATTGATAAGAAGGTCTGCTATCTGTTCCCCTGTACCCACATAATTTCTGCCTGCTTCTTCGGCAATTTCAATGAGAGCATCGTGGGAAACCATGCCACGCGGCTGATGCTTGAGCATTTCCATCGTTGTCATCTTACGCCGCCTCCCGTCCGAAAATCTTTTCAAACACGGGGATGACGCTCTCGTAGTACCGCCACGTCTCGACTTCCTTGACGCTGTGCTCGGACTTGCTGTAAAAGAGCTTGCCGTATGCGTCAGTCTTGAGGTTGTGCTTGTTCGCCAGTTTGCCGATCTTGTTGGCCGACACGCCGAACATCGCACCGATCTCCGTTGCGGAGTAGGTCTTGCGTTCTGCAACGGGCAACGGGAGAATCATCTCGCCCGTGACCATCTCGGCGGCTTTCGCATTGCACACGGCTTTGTATTCGGGAATGTTCGTGCGTTCGGCAATCTTGAGAAGCAGGTTCGCGGCGCGGGTGCGGGCGTTCCGCTCCATGACTTCAAGCCGCTTGGACTGCATCGCATCGTCTGGCTTCGCGTGCTTCGCTGTGTAGCTGCCTGTCTTGCGGATGGATGGCAGGACTTCCGACGTGACCCAACGCTTGAATTTCTTCGCAGCGGGAAGCTTCGAGGAGAGGATGAGCGAGTAAAGCCCCGATTCGTTGATGATGGTCAACTCCTGTACTCCTCCAAGGGTGTCACATTTCGTTACCCCCTTGTCCTCCTCGTCCACATGGTCGCCGATTGCCTTGCGCGGATTCGTGTACCCCAGAATCTCAGCGACATCTTTGCCAACAAAATACGGTTCATCCTTCACAACAACAGTCCGCACCTTGCCAAATTCGGCATTCTCGAAAATCTGTACTTCATTTGCCATTACAAATCATCCTTTCAAATTCCCCAAAAGGATGATATAATAGATTTATCAATCCTATGGGTTGTGTGTTGGGTTTCGCTTTATTCCTTGGTCGGGAGTAGGGGGCGAAACCCTATTTCTTTATGGTAGCATGAACCATTTGAATCCCCATGATGACTATATCCGTCTTTGTTTTCTGTAAGACCTCCGCGCACTCCTTGAGCATATCGGATTCATCCTGTGTCATGCGTATGCGCGTCTGTATAGTTTTAGGGTTTTCGGTTGGTCTGCCAATTTTCGTAACCATACATTCACCTCTCTCCTTTTGGTTACACAAATATAATATAACAAGTGTAACCATAAGTCAAGAGGTTTTTACCCGACCACAAAAATTTTTACATCATCCTCCCCCCTTTCATTCCTGCCACGTCGCACGGTCGCCGCCCTTTGCCACAAAACCATCCGCGATGTAGGTGTTCGTGCCGCTGACCTCGATATCGTGAACAGGTCTCTCTCCGCTAAACGCGAGCGCGTAGACGGGTCCAACTCCATAGAGCACATCGCCGATGCGCATCTCTCCGAGTGTCTTGTACGTACCGTCCTCCATGAGGAACGGCTGGGTGAGTGTTGCCATCGTATGAGCAAGCTGACACTGGATGTTGTAGACGTCTGCATAGTGCCGCTCCATGACGTTGACAACCTCTGCTTCCTTTTCCTCACCATCTGCGTATGACATGACCTTCTCGCCGACTTCGATGTGCTCAATGCTCTTTTCCGTACCGTCTGCCATCTTGACCTTTGTGCCCGGTGGGAAACAGTTGTTGAAGAGCCCAGCCCCAAGCGCCTGCCCCGCACCGCCGAGCGCACCGCCGAGGAGCCCGCCGAAGAAGCCGCCGAATCCACCGCCACCAGACTGCGTTGTCGTCTGCGTACTCGCCCCCTTGCCCGCAATGCCCGCAAGCGCCTGTGTGTTCGCCCCGTTGAGTCCCATCGAGGCATTCCATGCACGGAACGCTGGATTCTGTGCCGCCTCCTGTGCTGCGGCAGCAAGAGCAATCCGTGACCCTGCCATGTTGGCGAGATTTCCGTACAGAGCACTGTTCTGGCTGTTGTTCCCCTGCGTATTGGCAAGCTGCTGCTGTGCAAGGTTTGCCTGTTGCCCAAGAGCGCCCATGCCCTGTGTGTACTGCGTATTGTAGAGATTGCCTAGGTTCCCTGCGAGCGCCGCCGTGTTCGCGTTCTGCTGCTGTGCGAGGTTGGCCTGTTGCCCAAGAGCACCCATGCCTTGCGTGTACTGCGTATTGTAGAGATTGCCTAGGTTCCCTGCCATGGCGTTTGTATTGGCAAGTTGTTGCTGTGCATAGTTCGCTTGCTGTCCGAGTGCGCCCGAGAGCTGCCCATACTGCGTGTTGTAGAGATTGCCGAGACTGTTTGCAAGTGCATTCGTATTTGCGTTTTGCTGCTGAGCATAACCCGCGATCGTGTTTGCCGCCTGCGCGGCATTCGCATTTTGCTGCTGCGTAAGTCCCGCAATCTGACCGATATTTGCCTGATACTGTCGTGCGACCTCATTGGCGGCGTTCTTCTGTATGTCATTCATCGCCCCCGTTGTCACGGAGGAGTTCAGAACCCCCCGATTGCCGAGATTCGCGATGGACTTACCCATCGTGTTCTGAATCGCCGAACTAATACTCTTCTCCATGTTTGCCTGATAGGCAGACGGAAGAACACCATTTGCCAACGAGGAGAGCGTTCCGTTTGCCGCCGTTGCCGCTTGTCCAACAGCGTTTCCTGCACCACCGAGTACACTGTTTGCGTTCTCAGCACCGCTCTGATAAAGACCTGCAAGAGAACCCATGCGCCCCGCATTTTGGAGTGCAAGTGCACCCGTCATATTCGACGCATTCGCAAGCGTTCCGTTTGCCGCCGCTGTACCCCCCTGATAGACGCCCGCGAGCGTTCCAAGACGCGCTGTGTTCTGTGCGGTCATATCGCCCATCTTCTGCCCAGCGGTGCCAAGGGCACTATTCGCCCCTACCGCACCACTCTTATAGAGGTCTCCCAGTGTCCCGAGGCGCCCAATATTTTGTCCGGTAAGCTGCCCCATCTGCCCCGCAACATTGCCAAGTGTGCCGTTTGCCGCCGCCGTCGCTGCGTTGTTCGAGCCAATTAGCCCGCTCATCCCCTTTGTTGCGTTTGCAGCCTGTTGCTGTGCCTGTTGGTTGAGAGAATTGAAGTCCACCTGCACCGCACCGAGTGAGTCCTGCAACAGAGATCGCCCGAGGTCGTTGAGGTAATACGCATTGGGTGCAACCCTCTTTGCATAGTCCGCCGAAGCCTGTGAGAGCTGCTTTTCTCCCTCAGACGGCGTATAGGAGTTCGTGACCGTGGTCGAACTCCCGCCCTTATAGCGCACCATACGCCCATAGAGGCGCTCTACATAGGCATTCTTCTCTTCCTGCCCGTACCATTCTTCCCCATCATTAAAGGGACTTCGATACCAGTTTTTCATATTGTCACTCCTTAGATTTCCCATGTGATGAGATACGCGAGTTCCCCCGTCTTGTCATAGGTGAATGCGGGCGATACCTGCCCCCATTTCCTCGTCTCACGGTGGGAGCAGAAATATCTCTTTGTCCCGTCGGACAGGTTCTCTGTCCGATCAATCCGATAGCCAAAAAGCCGGATATAGGCGTGTATCTCCCGCCGTATACAGAGAGTCCCGCCCTCACGGATACCGAGTTTTCGCGCTACCTCTTCGACCTTCTCCTTGAAAAAACGTGCGTCGCCCGCGAGCTGTCCAAGGATCACCATGTCGCCAAGGAGACGAATCTCACAGAAGCCTTTGTCAGCAACAAAAAAGAACTCGAATCCCTCCGTTGGTTGGAATGGGTCATTCGGGTTCTTTTTGTTGTAAAACTCTATCCACTCATAAAGCGTCAAAGATCAGCCACCTCCAATATGAGATGTTTGATCTGAAACGGCATCGTTGCGCTCACTGTGGTCTGGATGCGCGGAGAGGAATGGTTGCAGCGTACTTTGCGACGGGCATTGGACGGCATCTTGAGCCGCACATTGTCAATCTCTACATTCACATCTCCCGCCTGTGTTGCGGCCATGGAGGAGTCCACGCTGCGCACAAGAATCTTCTCCGCAGCGATCAGGTCTTTCGGGCGTAGCCGGAATTCAATGGGCGTATCCCCGTCCTTTAGGTTCTCTTCCTCCAACTCATAGAGTGTGTTGCCCGAGATAACGACGACCGTATCCATCGTCTCCCCAATCGCTGTGATCGGAACAGGGAATTTGAGTGTTGTCGCCGCTCGCACGGCATAGTTATAGGCGATGAGCGCGTTGCTCTTCCCTTTGGGTTGGATAAGCAGGAGCTTTCGTCGCCGCAGATGAAAAAGAGCAGGTTCATACAGCCCGCTCGTTACAAGGATATTCCATTTTTCGCCGAGATCACCCTGCGCGATGTTGCCGTAGTCCATTGTTGTGGACATTGTTTTCACGCCCTGTCTGCTCACGAATACGACATCATTTCCGACCGCCTCCGCACAGTTCCTACCGACGGCATCCGTCTGTGTTGCTACACGGTAGACGACCCATGAAGGGATTTCTCTATCTCCTGTGAGCTGGTAGATCATCCCGTTATTCTTGAGGATGAGGAGATCGGTGGCAAGCGGAACGACCGCGATCATGTCCGCGCTGTCCCCGTAGCCGACATCCAGCCACGCGCCCGTAGAGGCGTCGTTATCGTCCGTATTCCACTGCTCCCCATCGCCCACGCCTGAAAGATAGAGACGATCAGTTCCCGTCCGTGCTACACAGAGCCGCGCTCCACGTTCAAAAACAATATCACATACGGGTGCATTCCGAACGGTCTGCACGCTATTCTCCTCCGAGAAGTTGTAGTATTGCAGCTTATCCCCCGACGCAATCCAGATGCGATTCTGGAATTTCGCGCAGATTGGACGTCTGCCGCCCGTAAGTCTGCCGATCTTCTCTGACGGAACACTAAGCGTCGGAACATGGTAGATGGTGCCGTCCAAAAGGAACACAAGAAAGGTGTTGCTGTCGACGTCGTAGTAGGTTCCCATCACTTCCCCTGGGAACGTCATAAGCGGCTTTGAGAGTCCCCCACGCGCCGTAAGTGACCGCTGATACCCGAGAAAATAGAAGTTTTGACACTCTTGCATTTCGTTCTGCGCAATAAGGTCACCCTCGCTCATGACATTGATGCCGCCAGAGAAGTCATTGAATACAAACTGCGTCGCATTATGCTTCATCGTCCGCCGCATGATGGAATCACCTTCTTCAGCTCGTCGGCAGGGTAATGTTCACGACATTGAGTTCTGCATGTCCATTCGCCGCCCGCGCAAAGATCGTGCCCTTGAAGGGATACGGTTTCAGCGGCGGCAGGATAAAGCCGGAGCCGTTCACCTTCTCCGTCGAGATTTCAACCTCGCGTTCCGGCGCATAGAGAGTCCCCTGCTTCTCCGTTATTGATGTCCATTCATCTTTCAGCTTGTACTTCATTGTGTCCCTCCTAAAAACGTACCTGATACATCAAAATTCCTGCAGCATCGGCCGCAAAGTCTCTGCCGTCCCAGTGCCCGTCTGACAGCTCTTTGAGTGCCCCGATGGCAAGTGTAGTTGTTGCTGCCCAAAAGAGATTCATTCCTACATTGCGATGCAGTTGGTCACAAATGACATAACTAACCCCCGCGTGAGCAAAACGGTCAACACCTACGCTGTCCACGAGACGATGCTACGCAAATGCAGTAAACGGGAATCATGTATGTCCAGTTCTTCATTTTCATTCGCCTACTTTCAATGCGGCTTCGAGCGCGGCGATACGTGCCTCCTGCTCCACGAGCCGTGCTTCCTGTGCTGCCATCGCCTCAAATGCGGCAAGACGCTCCTCGTCGATGTACGGCTCTGTAGGTTCTGGTTCAACAACGAGAGCAGGTGGCGCGAAGATAGGCTTTCCTGTCTTTTGATCGCGGATGTAGCCCGTGCCGTTGTCGCCTGCGCCACGATTACCAACATAGTGCTGATAATCATCGTCTGAGATAGGGATATATCCATCGTTAATGTACTTTTGCCGCTCCTCATCGGTGGAGTAATGCACTCCGCTGACGACGGTCGTTTCACGGTATCCAGCGGCGTCAAATTTTGCAAGGTATTCTGTTTCCATGTTCTCCCTCCTCAGATTCCTAAAGCCAGCCAAAATAGCGGGTAAAGAGCAAAGTGTATTTGGAAGCTCTCCTGTTTTAGATCAAAAGACATTGGAACATCGCCATATTCTGCTGATGCAGTATTACCGCGATTGCGACGAGCGGGGATTAAGCACAAAACTCTGTTGGGAAAACGTATCGGAAAATTTACTGTGGTATATTTTTCTACTTGACCTAAGTCTACAGCCCCCCACTGCACAATCAACCCATTAGCAAACTTAACCCAACCATTTTCAGCAAGGTTTCCTGCTGTGATACCTGTATTTGACCCCGCAATTCTGTTCAGGATATCCTGTAGCGTGTTATTTCCAAGCCTATCAGAATTATCCGCTCTTCCTGCAGTAGTTGCTCGATTTACATTAAAATTAGACGGATTGTAGACATACATGTTTTCGCCGTCGTTACCGCCCCATAGCCATGTGGGTTGACCGCTTTGACCTGCCCAGTGGAAACGCATATTTTTGACATCGTTTTCTACGCGAACGGCTCTATCGGATACAGTGGATGAATCTGCTTTGCCTTTTAGATTTCCTATAAATCCACCATTAGCCCTTAACGAACCTGTTACTGTTCCACCGCGCACGTCAAGAACTTGATAAGTGCCTTCTTCTTGATAAAAGACACCATCAATTTTTACGTTTAATTTATTTCCGTTTTCACGAAAATCTATAGCGCCGCCATTAGGTGTACGCCAACTTGTTATTGTTGTGCCAGTTTGATTGCCCCAACCTTGATTGCTATAGAATGAAGAATTAAATCCATTTGGATAATGAGCCGATGTTGCCGTTCCTTCAAAACCTCCATCAGCTTTCATCTTACCGCCAGTATATATAGATTTATTAGCTCTCGACCTAACCCAGTCATTATCAGACATATACCAACCGCCGTTATGGTCGTCGAAAACAAAACCTGAATTTCCCCTTACAATAAATCCTTCATGTGCTGTCATTTGTCCTACAGTGCGCCAATCGCCTGTTCTTAAATCCATCGTGCCTGTGTATCTTTGGCCATATATACTATAAAAACCCAACCCGTACAATGAGCCAATATTAACATTTGCGCCATTACCGCCAGCGATAGCATCGCCCGTATCTGAGCCGTTGAATTGCATATATCCGCTATCAGCTGTTAAGCCTACATTACTTCCGTTAAATCTTAGATTTGCGGTCATACTATCGCCGCTTTTACTGACGCGGGTATTCATTTTATCATCTACTTCGCCACGGTTGTAAGTCTCTGCTTTACTGTACGTTTGCGCCTTTTGATAGTAGCGGTTATCGGATTCTGTTCTGTTAAACAATTCCCCCTTGTTGTATACCTCATTTTGGGTATATGCCCCAACATTGTGTGCCGTAAGTATGCCAATAGCTATCTTGTCTTGGGTAATAGAACGAGAAGCAATCTTATCCGCTGTAACAGCGGAATTACCGATCTTTTCTGTTGTGACTGCACCATGTGAAATTTTTTCTTTTGTAACAGATTGATCAGCGAGCTTTTCTGTCGTAATGGCTTTATCGGCGATATCCGAGTCATCAACCCATGTCTGAAGTTCGACATTGTTGAGTGTGAATGTTTGATTCAAATCTGTACGATAGCACTTCATACCAACATAGAGATTTACTGTTGGAAAGGCAATGCCAGAAAAATTGCTTGCCACGGCCTCAAAATTCGCGTTAATGGTAGCACGCGACTTCTTTACACGATCTTGCGCGTTAATAAGATTGAACGTCTGCATATTTACCCCCCTATTTTTCAGTAACCGACCGCTGTCCACGAAATCATACCTGCCGCGAGCGAGCCACCGCTTTTGCGTAGAACACAGGTAAAAGACTCTGTTCCGATTGCTCTAAGTTCCGGTGTGATAGCACCATCTGACGTGTTACCACTCAAGAGCGTCACAGTGATCTCAGGCTTCGTATAGTAACGCTTGTTATACTCAACCACTGTCTCATTCGCCTCTATGCGTGCCGCTCCACGATCTACGGTGTCATCAATGTCCACATTCATCGCCATTTTATATATTTGTGGCATTGCTCCAAGACTTCCAGCCGTCATGGACACGCGAACAAGGGCTTTCTCGTATTCGTATTCACCGACCCGGAACGGCATTAAGGCCGTATAGCCACAAGGTTGTAACAGGCGTTTCTTAAACTCTTCGCGTGTAAGCTCCGCACCAATCATTACCCCGGACAAAGACGCTTCGCTTGCTTGTTTTCCTTCTGACATGTTCCCGCCCAACAAGAAGTGTTCAAGTTTATCGATCGGAGAACCCGGTGCACTTTCTTCTGCATACATGCCTTTTGCAAGACTATACAAAAAAAGCCTCCGCATAGAGGCTTCCTGTACGATTCCTACAGCAATGCAATCGTTCGGCTTAAAAGGGACATGTGTCTGAATCGTTACGCCGTCATCTCCAACAAGCTGAAACATATCCGTATTAGCGTCATACTGCAAATACAAGTATCTGTTGGAACCAATTTTCAAAAAATGTGTGCTCGGCAATCCGTTTCTCAAACGAATCCAGAACATCATAGAAAACAACCGGGGCGAGGTATCAAGCTGATATTCCAGAGACAGATTACTTGAGAGACAAATCCCCTGCATCCAACGCGAAGGAGTAAACGTCACCCCAGCCGAACTACTGATTATCGCTCCTCTTGCATCAAGATCACCGTCAAACGGGATGACCACAAAAAACCGTTCCACATCCTTCGGGTCATGGCGCGCAATTTCATGTACCACCTCAACCCCTTTAAGATCTCCTACCGTACCATTCCACATGGTATTCCATGCATCTTCACTGTCCCACTCAAAATCTAGATCATCCCACACAAGAGTGTCATCGAGTTCCCCGACAACGCTTGCCTCAAGCCAGTTGCGAGCACGATATTTTTGCTGGAGTGTGACATCGATAAGATACTCCCCTCGTATGGCATCCTTCTCCAGCAATAGCGCCTCACGCGCCTTGTCATAGTAAAGATCAATCTTGTTCCCATGGTATCCGATCTTTTCCTGCTCGAGTCGGATAATCACGTTTTTGTGAATGTCTGGCTCGTTTGTCAACAGGAAATAGACAGCGTTTGTGGAGTAGTTGTTGTGCTCATCAATTGCTTTAACCATCATGTAATAGCGCCCCGTGTTCGGGTATACATAACGATGTTTATTGAGCTTCGTCGTGAAAATCGTCAACGCCTTATCCCAATCAGGTGTCGCTCCAACCTTAACCTCATACCGCACATTGTAGATCGGTAGTGGGTCCCAGTAGAAATCCAAATGCGAGCCGTTGCGTTCTACGAGGAAATTTTCTACATCAGGCATGACGCAGTAAACTGTATCGAACACACCGTCACCAAACTGATCGTAATAAGCAACACGAACACGATTGATGACAGCTTCCCCTGTGTATAGGAAGATATTGTCAAGAGACTCATAAAGCGTGTCGTTGACGTAAATATGTGCTCCGATACAATTAAGCGGTATCTCAAGGAATGTGATAAGCGTCCCTTCCTGCGTCTTTGTCATCGCTACATCACGCGGAGACGGGGGTCGTGTTTTCGTATACTGAATCTCTGTGGGATTACTTACCTGTCCCTTCTTATTGATAGCAAAAAGAAAGATATTTCCTATGTATGATGACGGAAGGATTTTAGACTCGGTAAGCGTTGTGCGCTCCAAAAGTCCCTTTTTGCTGCCAACGTTTTTATTCGTCCGCACCTCGTAATAATTGAGATCTTTCGCATCCAGCGAGTGATCCCATTGCAAAAGGCCGCCAAGCCTTGAAAACGTCAGGCGAAAATTGCGCGGAGAGAGAATTTTACCCGCCTTATCCGCATCCACATCATCTGCCGTGAATCTGTTGGCCGCATTGATCTGCACAGCCTGTTCCGTGAGGATGGAACGCAAGGCGTGAAGAAGATATCTTCCATCGCCTTGAATCGCCGCTGGAAGATTCGGGGCATGAAGGACTTTTTTCTGAATGTCAGCCATTCATTATCACCGCCCCTGTGAGGATAGAACGGAACTCATCGGCAAGTGCCTTGTCCTGCGTAAGATCGTACTCGTTGCGATTGAGTGCATAGAGGGTTGCTACTTTGAGGACATAATCATTGAGCGCTTCATGGGCAAATGGCAGATCGCCAGTCTCACCCTCAAGCGGCGGCATTGTGGCAAAATAACGAAAGCGTATCTCATCCATCGAAGGGTCGACAAACTGTACCATCTGCCCCGTAATACGAATAGGATACTGCCCTGCAGACACTACATAGTGCGTTGGGACGCTCTCACCGTCGTGCAGCAGAATCTCCCGCACCATCATCGGTGAACGTGCCGCAATGAGAAGCCCCGACACCTCATGAATCGCCGTGTTGAGGAAGCCGATGCACTCTGCGCGGCTGTACTCATCCGAAATGTCATGTCCTGCTTCCTTGATCTCGTCAATCGCTTTGCTCGTTTTCATGACAACACCTCAGACAAAGAACGGCATCTTCGCCCGCGCATTGTTCCACCTGCGACGCGGGACAATCGCATCCACCTCCGCCGTCACCGCCTGCGTCATGGTGTCCACATCCGTGTTGTTCAGCACCATCCGTGTGAACTTGACGATCGGATCGACGTAGGTATCCGGCAGAGGGATGGTATTGCCGTCCTTCACTGGAAGGAGACTGCCGTAGTAGTGGAGCAGAATACCCGCCTCCGCGTAGATGCGCCCTGCAAAGAGACGGAACGTTTCGGGCGTTACATGATCGTCCGCGACGGCATGCAGCCGGTAGTGATCGGAAAGACGGTAGACCCCCTTTACAGACGTGAAGTCATCCGGAAGCTCTACTGCTCCATTCGTGAAATCGCCAATCTCATAGACTTTTTCACGCTCCAAGAGATCGCTCTGCTGATTGGCAAGACGCGCACGGATATAACGGAGGGCTTCGTTCATAGCGTGGTAAATCTCATAGTCCGAGAACCGCACCTCATCCATGTCCTTTTCCTTCCAGCGCACCATTTCCTTGAGATGCTTTGCATCAATCACGTGTCAAACCTCCTCCCCAATACCGCCGCGTATGGTCTTGTTTCACAGCAAAGGCAGGATGCAGCTCAAAGAACTTCTTTATAAGCCGCAAAAACTCTGCCTTATCGCCGCCCTGCTGTGCTTTTTTCGCCTCCAAAAGCCACGGGTCAAACTGCCAGTATTCGGGCGGGATAAATCCCAATGGGACAATATTCTTTCCACGCCCACCCTCATCTGACACCTGCTTTGCCATATCGATTGCTTCCGAGCAATCGATAGTGTTGCGCAGGATCGTCTTCCCTTCCTCCTCGTAGATTTTTTGTTTCAGAATCATAAAATCACTCCAATACAAAAGGGCTCACCCCCCAATGGGTAAGCCCTCTGTCTATGCGCTCTTAGGCACGCTTGATGTTGTAGATCGACCCCGAAGCCTTCGGCTGCGTGCCCTGCAGCCCAAGCCACGACTCGATGACGAACTCCTCGTACGAGCCCTTCTTGGCAAGCCCTGTGACCTCGTGCGTACGGTCGAACCACTTCATATCCCAGTAGTTCATGTCCATGACATCAACTACCGTATCCGGATACATACGGTGTACCTCGGCGCGAACCACACCAAAGTCAGATTCGTAGATATCCGTGATATTAGTTGCCGTCTTCTCCTTCGATCCGCGCTGCTTCGTTGCGCCGCCCGTGACGATAGCCGAGAAACGACGCTTGAGGCGCCCTGACATGACCGCAAGCGTCGGATTGCCGCCGCGCTTGCTGCACATCTCCATACAGTCATTGATGTGATCTTCCGTGAAGAGCGTGTCCCCTGCACTAAAGACGTTATTCTTGACCATCTGGACGCCCTGTCCTGCTGTCGAAAGGGTGACCTGATTGACGTTCTTGATCGCGTCATCCATGCTGTTGAAGAGCGTGAACTTCTTCGGGTCGGCATCCTTGCGGATATAGTACGGGAGATTTGCAACAATCTCCGTCGGAAGCTTGTTACCAGTACCAGGCTTCGCCTTGAAATAGACGAAATCGCCCGTGTCGAGCTTGTGGTCTGCCGTACACGCACAGATATTGCCCGTGAAGGTCACATCCTCAACCTCCTCCTCGAGGAAGTAGCGAACGCCGCCCGTGAGTGCGGGATTGCCCGGAGACTCATCACGCGGTGCGCGGTTGAACACAAGCGCGTACTCAATGTCGCGTGCGTGCTGCCGAAACGCCTTCTCCTTCTGACGTGCAAACTCATCCTCGGGGGAATACTCCTTCGCATGCTTTCTCTGGGCATCCGTCACACGCCCCGAGCTGATGAAGTGCTGGCAGCGGTTGTCCCACTGCGCGAGCGAGCCGACTTTATCGGTCGTATAATCCGTCATCTCGGGGTGAGCGTTCTCCTGCGGCGGCTTGAGTCCATCCGTCGTCCAGTTGAACTTGAGACTTTTGGAATCCTCCGCCGTCCCGAAATTGGTCAGAAAGAACGTCTGCTCAGGGTCAATGTTCGTAACGATTTTGCTGAAATCGTCCTTTGTGCCGACTGCCTCGTAGGTCGTGGACTGCGACACCGACTTTGCTACCAACGCCATAAATAATCACCTCGTAAATAATTCTAGTGTAGATGTGTACGCAGGAACTCACTGCGCTCCCGCATGCCCATCGTCCTCATTGCGCTCCAATCCACCTGTGCGGACGGAGCTGCGGCAACCTTGCCCGCACCCTCCACCTGCGGCGGTGCAGCTTTCGGCGCGGGCGTTGGTGCAGAGGAAAGCCCCGTCTGCTTCGCGTAGAACGCTGCACGGGTCTTGTTGTAGTAGTCCTCGAGTACAGGAATATCCGCACGCGTACACGCGCCGTTTTGATACCGCTGAATCACCTCTGCAACCTGCACCGCCTCGTTATAGGGCAGCTGCTGATAGAACGTCTCCATCATCAGATCAATCTGATTGAAGTTCGGCTCGCTCCTCTGCACCTGCTGCATCTTCGGTAGGAACTCAGCATGGAACGCCTCTGCCTCCGCTTGCTGCTGGCGGAGCATACGCTGATATGCGTCGACCTCGCGGGCAATCGCATTCACGTTCATCTGCACCGCAACACGGTACTCCTCCGCCTTCTTCGTCTCTTCAGGGTTATCCGAGAACGAAAGCTCTGCAAGGCGCTCGCGTGTGATACCGAGATCCTGCAACGCCTTTACCTCTGCCGCCTCCTGAATGCGGCGATAGACATCAGGCTCCTGTTGCGGAGGCTGCACCTCCTGCGGGGGCTGCGGCACATTCATCTGTGCCATATGCATCTGCTGTGCCTGAGCCGTAAGTGCGGCGATCTGCTGCTGCTGACGAATGGCAACGTACTGTGCCCGCAAATCCTCGGGAACACGGGACTCGTCGACGCTGCCCGTCGTCATCGCCGCAAGCAGCTCGTTCGCTGTGTAGGCGACAGGTGCAACAGACTGCTGCGGCATTTGAGGCGCATCCCCATCCTTGGGATCTTCCTTCTCCTCCTCGGGCGCATCCAACTCAACAAGCGACCGCACACCAGTCACAGGATCCACGTGCAGCCCGAAGCCGCCCTCAGGAATCTGCTGCGGCTCCTCTACGGCGGGCGGCGTTCCCGTATTCTCGGAAGTACTTTCCTGCACTCCCTGCCCCTCCGAAGCTGCGGGCGTATTCGCTTCCGTGCCCTGCGCCGCATCTCCCTCTGCAAATCTCTGAAGGTCATAAACCCAGTCATTCATTCGATATCCTCCTTATTCCTTTACCTGCTCCTCGTGGAGCTTTTTTGCTGCTATTTTCCCATTGACCGCGACAACAGAAAGGCTCTCATGGAAATTGATCGCCGCATGATAGTCGGCCTGAATCTTTATCAGCTCATCAACATCCCGCGCCTTATTCAAACGAACAAGAATATCAGACTCAACTTCTGCGAGCCATCGATTGGAAAACTTTTCCACAAGTAGAAAAGCCGCCTCGTTGCCATCTTTGGCTTTCTCTTGCAGCTTCATCTTGTCTGCTGGTTCCATCCGTTCCTCCCTTCATTCCACATCTGATAGACTCTGTTGCGGCTTTCTGCTAGTCGCTCATCCCGTGCAATCTTCTCAAGCATGGATTCCGGCGTCGCCGAAAGTCCAAGCTGCTGCAGAGCGGAAATCTGCGCGTCAATAGGCAAGTCTTTGAACTGTGCCGAGAGTCGTGCAAGTGTTTTTGCTTTGACATCATCCTGCTTGATCTGAAGTTCTGCCTGTGTGAGTGCGTCCTGCTTCTCCATTGCCGCCTGCTGCACCTGTTGTGCCTGTGCCTGTTGCTGCTGGAATACCTCGCCATTCGGGTCGAGCAGGTATTTCTCCGTCGAGCGGATTCCCATAACCTCAAGAAGCTCCTTCGTGACGTTGTACCACGACTCCGGATTGACAATCCCGACCATCTCAAGTTTTGGATAGAGCTGATTGATAAGCACCATGAGGTACTGCATCTGCATCTCCTTGGAAGAGGCACCGCGTCCAACATTGACGATGAGGTCATAGTCGATGCTGATCTCTTCGCGCCGGATAGCGATGTTTTCGTCTGCAAGTCGAATCATTTGTCCGTCGTCGACGAATTTCTGACAGAGTAGGATGAGGAACTTGACAATCGGAATCCACGCTGTTTCCGCCGCAAGACGAGCAATCAGTTTGATCTTCTTGTCGCTCGCCCCCATGATCGCCGAAATACCCGTTGCAGTACGATTGAGACTCGAAGAGTCCAACCCCTGATTGTACCTCGTAGAGCCCGACTGGCTCTCGATCTCATTCTGCGCGTACTGCACAAGCGTCATGGCAGAGCCGTCAATCTGAATTGGCGGTGGCTGAAATATCACCTGACTCGTGGGAATCCCGTTTTTGACAGGGACAATCTCAGCACCGTAAAGCATCGCGTCCATATCCACATTGCGCTCGTCTACAAACTTTTGCGGAACGTTGTTCTTCGCGACAGCGATAATCATCTGCCGGATGAGCGCTGTCTTGAGGTCTTGCAGCTGCTCAAGCGTATCCGTGATCGAATCCTCTCCGAAGATTGCATAGCAATCATGCTCTGGGGAGAAAATAAAGAACGGCGGCATCTCGAACACGTTGTCTTGAATCTTGAGCGGCGTATCACCGACCGCATGGACAATCACGTTTTCGTAAATTCCGTCGTTGTTGAAGTCCACCTTGAGATAGGCTTCGTAGAGTTCAAACTCCTTTGAGGCGTTGTCTCCATCAGAGAGGCGTCCTTGCATCTCCTCTATGCGCTCGTTGTGCTTCTTGTCGAGGAGCGGCGTCTGCCGCACTCCCTCCCCTGCTTTCTCCATCGCCTCATCAACGTTTTGATAAACGCCCTGCGCTTCCATGCGCTTGAGATAGTCGCCACGCACGACTTTTCGTTGTGCGACGAACTTGGATTGATGTAGATCGCGTGCCTCAGGCGTAAAGCGCAGCTCCGAAGGACTCATGTTCTCGATGATCGGCTGATTGACCTTGACATTGACAACGTCAAACGTCACACGCAGGAGATCGCCGAGTGGAGTGACCGGTACAGCTTCTTTGATCTCCACCTGTCCCGCAGCTTCGCCCGCAAGAATCATCTGCATCATCTGCGCGTCGGCAAGCACCTCCATCGGCTGACGTTCTTCCTCACGC